ATTGCTGAACGTATAGATGCTAACCTAATGGATTATCCTATACAATCGCTAAGTACTTTACCAAAGAATGTGTTTAGTTCTAAGATAGAAAAACTAGCCACATCCAGTATTGGTAAATTAATTGTAAAAGAATATCCAACGGGTGCTGCCCACACTGGACATTTCAGAGCTTTATTAAATGAATTAAAGCTCAAAAAGAACTTCAAGCCCGATATAATTTATATCGATTACTTGAACATTTGTGCTTCTTCCCGCATGCGTGGGCTCGGAGGAAGTATAAATAGTTATTCGTACATCAAAGCTATCGCAGAGGAAATGCGTGGCCTTGCTGTCGAATTTAATGTGCCAATAGTTTCGGCAACCCAGACCACTAGGTCTGGATTCAGTAATACTGACGTCGGACTAGAGGACACTTCGGAATCATTTGGATTACCGGCGACAGCTGATCTAATGTTTGCTCTAATATCAACAGAGGAACTTGATGAGCTAGGTCAAATTCTGGTAAAACAGTTGAAAAATCGTTATAACGATCCGACCAAATATAAACGCTTTGTAGTTGGTATAGATCGTTCCCGCATGAAACTATACGATGTAGAGGAATCCGCTCAGACAGATATTATGTCTGACATGACTCCGGATAAACCAATAAATAATTTCGGTGATAGAGACTCGAAAGATACCTTCGCTGAATTTAAAATATAGGAGAAAATATATGGACGTTATATTAAACGCCAAAAACTGGTTAGTCGACCGCTTAAAAGAAAGAACTTCTCATGATGGAATCTTATTGATTGCAGCTTGTGGTTCTGTACTTTTATTTGGTGGATTGGCTAAGCTACTCGCATGGGTAGGATTATTATGGGGTGTATACACACTCGTGAGAAAGGAGGCCTAATATGTTTAAGAAGTTTTTCTTGCCGCTATTCGCGGTTGCATGTTTCGCACCTTTAACATATGCTGATTTCAGTGGATCAGTTGGAGTTGACTCTGACTACTTCTGGAGAGGCGTATCTCAAAATGATGGTAATCATGCCGTAAGTCTAAACCTTGAATATCAAGGTAATGGATTTTATGCAGGTGCTTGGGGAAGCCAGGTAGATTTTGGAAATGAGGTCAACCATGAATATGACTATTATGCAGGATATGCTTTAGCAGTTTCTGACAAATTGTCTATAGACGTGGGGGTTATACAATACACTTATGATGCTTTGATTGATGATACGGAAGAAGTTTATATGGGCGTAAGCTTAAATAACTTTGGAGTGTATCATTATGTTAACCTTGATAACTCAGATCTAACTTATACAGAGATGAAATATACTTTACCATTCATCACACAACTAGACGTTTCAGTAGGATATGCTTTGCATTCCGATGAAGCTGCAGTTATGATGGGCGGTGATGATGATCATTTCATGCTATCAGTATCTAAAGATCTAGGTAACCTAACTTTATCAGCAATGGTAATGGACGGAGCTAGACACGGCGACATAATGGACAATGCATCCATTGGTCTACACTACAATTTCTAAAAGGGAATTCTAGTTTATTATGAATGAGGTGAAACTTATATCATATACGAAGCCAGCTGAGGAAACATCTTTATCGGATGACCTTCTTCAGTTGGTTTCCTTTTGTGCAAGGGTATCTAATCCAGGTAACCAGTACAATGAACAAACAGCTGAAAAGCTAGTAAAATATTTAATTAAACATAAGCATTGGTCACCATTCGAAATGGTCAATGTATGTTTAGAGATCGAAACAACCCGAGATATCTCCAGACAGATATTAAGACATCGATCTTTTTCATTCCAAGAATTCAGTCAGCGATATGCTGATCCCGTCGAAGAGTTACAATTTACAACTCGTCCTGCCAGATTGCAAGATTATACAAACAGACAGAATTCTATTGATATACCAATGGAAGATTCTATTAACTATGTTTGGGAATCATACCAAGAAGTTATAATTGAAAGAGCTAAGAAAGCATATAACTGGGCAATAGAAGCTGGCATAGCAAAAGAACAAGCAAGAACAATATTACCTGAAGGTCTAACTATGACAAGACTGTATATGAATGGAACATTAAGAAGTTGGATCCATTATATTGAAGTTAGAGAATCAGAAGGAACTCAGAAAGAACACCGAGAGATCGCTCAGAAATGTGCAGAAGCTATATACAAAATCTTTCCTATGGATGATATCATTTAGTTACGTCACAATTTCGTGAACTTTTTAAAAAAGAGGTTTACAAATAGGAGGAAATACGGTATAATACACCTATCATTTAAAATAATATAGGAGTTAAAATGAAAAAATTAATTAATCTAATCGATCAAATCGATAACATGCAAGACATGAACGATGTTATTGCTTCTCTTAAAATCAGAAGAGCATTTCTAAAAAACAAACTCGCAAGAGAAGCTCGTGCGAATTTCGTAGTTGGTCAAAAAGTTAAAATCTTCGCTAGTTCAAAATTCGGTGAAGAGTTTGGTATCATAGAAGATATTAAAATCAAAAACGCTATTGTTAATATCAACGGTGATAGATTCAGATGTCCTCTATCAATTATGGAGGCAGTGTAATGAAAAATTTATTAGTTATGACTCACATAGCTACTAATATCCCTGAGTCCGTAGAGCTAACAGATGCTGAAATGGTTTTAGCAAAAGATAAAAACCCTGAAACTATAAACGCATCTTGGGATATATTATGTGGTTCTGTTAAATGGAGAACTGGTATAGAAATCGAAGGAAACTTCGCACTTGAAACTTTAGGCGGGAGGCCAATACACTAATGAGAACTGAAATTGATAAACTAATCGAAGACATAGTTTCTGACTATGCAAAGTTTCCAACCCATGATGGTGATAAAAGATCTGAAGAAAGCATAAATGCTTTTAGAGATTCTATAGAAATCCATGAAGGTTCTAAATACATTAAAATAGAAACTGGTACATCTGTTTGGGGATTCATAAATAAAACTAACAAGAATTTTAATCCAGGTGATATTTTCAAAGCAAAGAATTGGAAAGCTCCAACCCTAAATAGATCAAGAGGAAATATCCTATCTGGAAAATATTATATTAGATGGACTGGTCCATTATACCTACACGATGTTGCAGGTCCTGGATATTACAGTTGGGCAGATAATGAACTCGCAAAAGAAGCTTAAAAAAGTTTGGGAATGTACAGAAACATTCCCCACTGAAAAAGAAAGAACCCATAGAAGGTGGGTTCTTAAATCCCGTAAAGAATCTATTCAGAACATGGAAGATTTTGAAATGGATAAACAATATAACCTGAGGTATGAAATATGGAAATAGGAACATTTATATTAATTAGTTTACTATGTGGAGTTGCTTGCTATCATTTTTATAGGCAGGGTATAAGAGAAGGAGCTGAAAGAACAATCAGGGTTCTTCACGAAAATAAAGTTATCGCATATGATAACTGCGGAGAGATTTACCCAAACCCATTCTTTGAGAAAAAATAAGTTATAAATAGACTTATGATTTCATTTAAAACACATCTAAAGGAAGTAGTTGGATTATCTGCCAAAGAGCTGGATAAAGACAACTCCGTTACCGGCGAGCCTAGATTAGCAATAATGAAAAAACTTATCAAAGGGAAACAACCTATTGAATTAAGAAAAGGCGGATCAGTAATTGTTACAGATATAGAAGATGCATTAAAGCAATTAGATATATTTGCAAAACAACCTTCCAATCTAGTATTCCAAACTAATAAAGGACCAATTAAATTAACTCAGATTGCTAAATCTAAAGTGTTTGGCGGTGGTGTTGGTGGAGCTGGCTCTGGAACTGCAGATACAGAAAGAAATGAATCACATAATGCTGCTATGATGAAAGCAGTCGTAGATAATGGTAAACATGATTTTGACTTCTTCACGCAAGAGGTAATAGCTCAGGCATATAAAGATAATCAACCAGCTAGCATTAGTGCTAATACAGATAAAATATTAGAAACTCCTGATAACTGGCAGAAGTCATCTTATAATATCTCAATGTTATTATTGAAAGAAGGATATATTAATAAAAACCAAAGATTCCACAGAGGGTCTAAAGATATGATTAAACTATATGCTCTAAAAAATAAGGCATATAAGAATCAAGGTTTTTCTCCACTGAAAGATGATAAGTGGAACCCAGGCGATGTCTGGGCAATTGATAAAAGTTTTAATATGGATAAAGAATTAGATACTTCAAGTGTTGGAGCATTTAATAAAGGTATATTAGAACATTTTAATACGAGAAGATTAGTTGGAATATCCTTAAAAGGTCCGGAAGATAAAGGAATTCCGCCTTTAAAAGAATACAATAATGAATATCCACCTGATACAGATAACCATAAGATTAAACAAATCTTGTTATCATCAGGGCGTGGAACTTATTGGAGTGCAAAAGGAATAGAAATTAAATATGATTCTGGTTCATTAATATTTAAAGACAACACCCCAGGCGGAACAATAAAAGCAGAAGTAAAAGGTAAGAAAGCCAGAGGTGGTGGATTATCTTGGGGCGTTATGCAAG